GCTCCCATTCAGTTACATTGCCATTGCCTAGATTCTCAAAGTTCTTAGCAGTACCGACATGTTCAAACTTGCTAACATAGAGATTGGTGACCGACTTGGTCAGAAGATACGCATTGAGTGCATCAATGACAGGCTGGAAGGTGGTATCGCCAGTGTGGAAGTCCCACATAGTGCGAACTTTGTTATTCTTGATTACAACGGCATTACCAATACTCTTGATGAAGTGTCGGCAGCAACTGCAATCAAACTCTCTACGCTGACGGTAGATTTCATTGGTGCCTGCGGGGTAACTGTCGAGATACAGATTCCAGAATTCATCCTTATCGATTTCAATCTCGTAAAGATAATCTGCGTCCTTAATCATTTCTGCGAAGTTCTTCTGAAAAATTTTCTTGAATTCAGAAAAGTTCATTGTTGTTCTCCTTTTGTTTCTTTTAATAATTTTGTTTTGGTGATGGAGCGGATGACGAGACTTGAACTCGCAACAACCTGCTTGGAAGGCAGGGACTCTAGCCAATTGAGTTACATCCGCATTTCATAGCAACCTCTAAAACCTTGGCTGTGGAAATTTGGTCGCTTGGAGTTTTTTTGAAAAAGGAAGGTGCTCGAAAAATTTATGTAATGAGCTGGTACGGGAGATCGGATTCGAACCGACACGCCTCTAGGGCACGGATTTTAAGTCCGGTGTGTATGCCATTCCACCACTCCCGCATATAATTGATTGAGCCACCGGACTTACACCGATGGGATGTGTGGTGAGGTTCGTGTATGCATCCACTTCTCACGGTCTTTTTACCACTCTCTTGCGACCAACAATTTACTTCGTTTTACACACATTTTTCATATCTTATACTTTTAAGAGATTTTCTTTTTGTTCACCCTCAGGAGATTCGAACTCCATCGCCCCGAATCTGGGAGGCTTTACCCTTAAGCTATCGTTGGACTAATCTCTGCCACCCTTTGGTCACGCTGTACGGGCGTCCGTTTCAAAGGTCGTACTTGTGGCATACTTGATATGGCTTTATACTCACTACTCAATCACTTTGTTGTGTGAACATATTATAACACAAATATTTCTATTTGTCAATACACTTTTGTAATCGTTTACAATTTATTTACAATTAGTCAAATTTCTTAAATTTCTGGTTCACAGCCCAGTATTTCTTACCTGCTTCTACTACTATATTATGTTGAAGTTCCGACAAAACCATATAACTATTATCCTCTGTGAAATAAGCAACATAGGCTTCGCACTTAGGACAGTAAAACTCGTAACCTATAAATGGCATCTCATAATTTCTACTAGTTGGTTCATCTGTATGACGGCAAAATTTTCGCTTAATTCTCTGTATAAAACTCATTCCGTATCCTCGCTTTTCTTTAAATTTTGTACTATGTGAGAAAGTGTAAAATCGGTCACATTTCCATATTTTACGAGGTCAAAAAGTATATCGAATTTTCTTTTTGTTTGTGTGAAAGAGTCTTTTTCCGATTGATTTGGCTTGAATGTTTCATCATCTTCAAGAAGATAAAACAAACCATTAGCTATATCCCTTATCTCTTCATAGTTGAGTGTTACGGTTGCATTTTTAATTTTTAAATCAGGCTTGTGATTAAGTTCATTTATAATCATTTCCCTTCCTCCGTGTATAAAGTTCCGTCAGCGTTCAATCTCGGTGTTATACCGCCCATACCACCATACCCTGCGATATCTGTATAAATGATGTACTGCACTCCTGTTTCTTCGTCAGTCCAAATCAATATATCGCTATCTTTTGCCTTGCCTAATTGAGTTTCCCTTTCCTTTGGCATTTCACTTTGTGTTTCACTTGCCTCGCAACCTACCAAGCATAAAATTAAAGCAAATGCAAGTATCGCTATTATAAGTTTCTTCATTTGTCTTTCTCACTTTCTTTGGTAGTGACATTTGTGTCCTCACCAGTGTATTTCTTTTTCACACGTGCCCAAATGGACTTACACTCGTTGCAAACTTTAGGAAATTCCATTACTGCCGCAACCTCTCTCCGCACTTCTTTCACAACCACAACTTCAACATCGCACAAAGGACAATTAGTTGTGTATGTTATAAGTTTTGTTTTAGGGGGTTCAGGTCTTTTGAACATATCGCCTGTTAATTTATCCATTGTCCTTCTCGCTTTCCGTGTATTTCTTTTTGAGTTCGGCAAGTCTATTCAAATCCCATTGCCAAAGATAATTGCCGTTAGGAGCAATAAGTCTCTCAATCTCCGCAAAGATTTCCTCTGCAACATCGGTGGATTTGCGGTAGCCTGCGTTATAGAGTTCTTCAGCAACGGCTGAATTTGTGCAATGTTTATATTCGCAATTTTCACAATTTACTCGGTCACAATAATAGCTTTCTGCATTATTCTTTGCACTGGATATTTCAAGTGCCATTTCCTCAATCTGCTTATTTCTGCTCATTGTTATATAACCTCAATCTGACACATCTTCATCGTAGTAAGTGCCGCTTGATGACTCTCAGGTGTAACTCCGGCGCAGCAAGATGAGTCGACGGTAATCTTAATTTCGGGATACTGGGCCTTGAGAATAAGTGCGTTAGACACCACACAAATATCGGTGCAAAGACCCACAAGCTCGATATCACCATTAAACCCAAAATCTTTCCATCTTAACGAACCAAATGTAGGTTTATTAAAAATAAAATCTTCACTATGCACATCGAGTTCGTCTGAGATGTCCCAACCATCTGTTCCCTCGATACAATGTTTTACAGGTAGGTGCTTGCCTTCATTTGTGTTAAGATAATCATTTTGGTGTGTATCTCTTGTAAAGATAATTTTGTCTCCACGACGTCTATATTCCTCGATCTTCTTCTTTACATTTGGAATGATAGCTAGTGCTTCGTTTGTGCCAAGAACTCCATCGATAAAATCGTTCTGGCAATCAATAACTACTAATACTTTCATTTTTCTTCGTCTCCTTTATACAAAAAATTGGTTTTGCTTAATAGCAGATCGTTTATTTCTAATTGGTTCAAATGTGTATATGGTATAATAATTAAAGGAATACCCTTCTTTTTACAATATTCTTTTTTTATTTTATCTCGTTCCGTGCGTGCTATAAAATCATCATGTCCCATAAATGCATTTTCTTCGTAATGTTGAGAACCATGATATTCAATTAAATATTGCAGTTTATCATTATCGATAATACCAAAATCATATCTTAATTGATAGCCATTATTTGATAAACAATCTAAAAATTTAACCTCTCTTTGAAAATCTATATGATTATCGCTAAGTATTTGTGATATTGCAAACTCTCCCTTTGAATGTAAACAGCCACATGATAAAGTTCCGTTATTTTTTCTTAAATTACTACCGATTACTTCTGTTATGGCACCGCATTCACATTGACAAAGCCACGTTGGTTGTATTCCTTTATTTTCACCCCTCGATAAAACAGTTAATCTTCCAAATTTCTGTCCTGTTAAATCAATTAATTTGTCATTGTTTATTTCTTGAACTTTTTGATGCTGTAGGCACCCGCACGACCTTGTGCCGGCTCCTATACCACCTCGACGTAAATTAACACCTTTAACTTCAATTATATTGCCGCACTGGCATTGACACAACCAAGTTGCATATTTATCTTTTGTTCCAGCTCTTTGCAAGACTGTCAAGTACCCATATGTGTTTCCAATTTCGTTTTTAAGTTCGGCCATTATTGCATTATATACCTTCCTTTAATCTATAATCTACTGCATTCTTAAGATATTCAAGATAATCGCCGTCCTGACACATAGCCTTACCAGGAGTGTCACTAATCTTTGCCACAGGATGTCCATTCACATACTGTAGCTTGATAACAATATTAAGAGGCTCGGCATAAGTATCGTTGCTCAGATATGTACCAATACCGAAACTAACATTGATTCTATCACGGAAGTGGTCGTAAATCTTCTGTGCACGGTCAAAGTTAAGACTGTCGCTAAACAACAGAGTCTTTGTCTTAGGGTCAATACCAAGGCTCTCATAGTGGGCAATTATCTTCTCTCCCCACTCAATAGGGTCGCCGCTATCGTGTCTTACTCCTGTGTAGCAAAGAGCCTGAAGCTTGTTGAAATCACGCAGGAAAAGGTCGGTGCCAAGAGTGTCCGTAAGTGCCGTACCATTGTCGCCCTGATATTCGTCGAACCACTCTTCAAGAGCCATCTTGTTAGTATATGCCAACTGAACCCCAGGAACGCCCTGATACATCTGTACATATTCGTGCGCATAAGTACCAATAGGCTTTACGCCATATTTCATCGCAAGATACACATTTGAAGTGCCGACACAGTGATTATCCTTAATTAACTCACCAACTACATAATCCTGCCACTCACGGCCAAGCCTTCTACGGCAACCGAACTCAGCAAACTTGAAATCATACTCTCCGGCACGGAATCCGTTCATTTTGCCGATGAGCCTCTCCCTAGCACTCTCAACAAGATTGAGATAGTTATACTTCATACGGAAGTAAACCTCATTGACGATTTCAAGAAGGTAAATTTCGAACTGCATTACCGAGAAGAGTGGTCCATTCACAATAATTTGAAGTTCACCATTGTGGAGGTGGGTCACAACATATCTACGGAGAGGACGCCAAAGGCGAAGAAATTCTACATAGTCAGATTTGATAAATCTAAGAGAACTAAGATAATCGAGCTCCTCGTCTGTAAAGGTCAGTGTGCAAAGATGATCAATCTGTGCATTAATCTCATCGAGCATTTCTTCAGTGAACACCACATCTTTGTTGCGGCACTTAAACATATATGTGCCGTTAAGATTAGTGTGTTTATGGAACATCACTTGATTCATATTAAATTTGTAGAGGTCGGTATCAAGCAAAGATACTATTATGGGGCTAAGTTTCATCATTTTCTTTTATTTCTCACTTTCATTAAATATCCATTTATGTTGATTTGCAAACGTGTCAAATCCATTTTTACTAATTTCTTTCAAGCAATACTCTAAATTTGCTCGTACCATAGGATTGAGTTGGTTTTCGTTCCTGTGAGCTTTATAATATTCTAGAGGAGCTTTCGATGTATATTGATCGCCGAGATATACCATTGATGCCGCCACTCTATCACAAAGCATTTCTACAAAGTACTCTGGAGGCATCTCGATAGCATATGGCTTGCCGTCCCTACCAATATCCTGCCAATACTCCGCGTGGTGCTTGTTTGTGTTGTGGTGGTGAACCCACGCTTTGCTATATCCATCTTCTTCACGTTCGCCAATGTGTGGCGACTTTGTACCCGTATAGAACTTCACACCATTCCAAAACTCAACCGGCGAATACTTAGATAAGTCGTGTGTTAAACCCTGCCAATAGAGTCCAAACTTAAAGCAGAGCTTACACACCATTGCTCTGTGCTTATGGACGGTGCGAAGGTGCCCAAAAAATCGCTGAAAGAAATTCATCTTATTCCTCCTCATTAGGATTGAACATAGGCATCGGCAATAGCTTGTGTTTGTTTGCTTCGTGCATTTTTGTAATCTTAGCCAGAACTTCTCTCGAAGCAGTCATGTTCTCTATTAACAGATAGTTATCCAACTCTTCATAAGTGAAACCAATCTTCTCCTCATCACTCTTGCCACTCATTCCGTCGGCAGGTGTCTTGTGAACAAGGTCATAGGGAATTCCAAGGTCATCTCCAATAGCAAGTACCTCACTTACTGTGAGCATTCCGAGAGGACTGAAGTCTCCGGCGCCATCTCCGTACTTAGTGGAATAGCCTATGTAGCGCTCGCTCCAATTGGATGTGTTAACCACTCTAGAGTTGGGATAAAGTGCCGCGACTGCGTAAAGAGTAGCCATACGAAGACGCGAGGGAAGATTTGTACGAATCATTTCGGGAACTTCGTGCAACTTATATAGGCAGGTATCTGGTAAAATATCTGTCATAACCATTTCTCTAATGATATCTCTGTAAGCCCTACCCACATTGATACCGACATAATTAATACCGAGATGATTGCATACTCTGTAAGAGTCATCGATATCAAACTGGTCTCCATTCGGCATAAGCACGCCGATGACTCTGTCTGCACCTAATGCCTCAACGCACAGTGCGGCAGTAATGGTTGAGTCTTTGCCAGAAGAAATGCCAACGATAGTTTTACCATTAGGATTATCTTTAAAGTAATCTTTAATCCATTCAATTATATCTTTTGTTAATTTCATCATTTTTCAGTACCTCATAATCAATCTGTTATCTCTACTTGATAGTTATATAGTGCATTATATAATTTCTGCGGAAAATTCGGATATTTATTCATATAAAAATCTGCAACCTCTTTAATATAATCTTCTTTGGCTATTTTATATGCCTGAAATGCCTCTTCGGGCGTATCGTATAGACCAAGGTGTTCTTGTTGTTTAGTATGACTTTTCTCGTCTTTAAGTTTAGATACCTGTGCAACAAACTTCTTGTTCTTCTTTTTATAATAAACACCAATAGGATATTGTCCTCTGTTTGCATTGGTTTTCGTAAATAAAATATTAATTCTTTCAGGCACAATCATTGTTGTTTCTGGCGAGTATATTTTATTATTCTTATATAAAATATCTTTGTCTAAGCACATTTTTTCATCACCGCATTGATAATAATTATCGGTGAGCCATGTTTCAAAAACAGGTAGGTGTAGCCAATCATCACATACAAAGCAGGGACGATAAGTTGGGTATCTTTGTAAATCCACTTCAGAATAACATCTCTTTAACATCGAATCCCATAATTTAAACGCCAAAGTTCTTTCACCGCTATCATCAAAAATCTTACTATTTTCTAACACGCCTGCTCCATAAAATGTAGGTAAAAAATAATCTTTCAAAGCACCTGTTTTAAATGAGTTGTATGTTTGATGACAAATAATATTATTCGTTTCAAGAAATTGAATGTCAATATCCGTAGCTTTACGATATGCGATAATTTTCATTGATTCGCCCTGACAATTAGTATTGATCTCTCCTAGTCTTTCTTGGGCTTGCTTATGTGAAATACCGCACATGGGATTATAACCACCTACACGAAATCCTCTAAGTTGTTCCATATCGTATTCCTCTCTAACTGTAACATTTCAAAATTTCCTTTCTAATTTCATCATAATATTCTCTTATTGCACAAGGTATATACTGAAGTGCTATATCCTTATCGTTGCTTGCAATAGCAGCACGCAACATAGTTCCTGAAATTGGCAGAATAGTTCTAGGAACCTTTACTACCTCAATATCAAGATTGTCGTACCAATGAGCACGCTCTTCCTCGTTACCCTCATAAATAACATCAGGTATCATCTCGGTTGCTGAATATACCTTATCAAGTAGATAATCACCCCAAGAAGCGTCGTTGCTAGGATGCTCTCTGTCAGGCACAGGGACAACATGGAGAATATGATTCTTTCTGCTACTAAATGTTTCTACGATCCACTGACTTCTCATAGCAAAGTCAAAGGGGTTTCTTACTGTACCACTCTCTTGGGCCGAGCCAACTGCTACGATTACCACTTCGCACTCATCAAACATCTTACCGATTATGTTCGTATGTCCAATGTGCAACGGCTGAAAGCGACCTATGTATAAACCACATTTGTATTTTGTCATTTGCACTCTCCAATCACTTTGTTTTGTAATTCTATTATACTCGCATTTTTCCAATTGTCAACCACTTATTCCATTTGTTTACATTTTGTTTACAATTGCACTTTGCACTTTAAAATTGCACTTAAAACTATACCCCAAAGGAATGATCCAATGGGGTATTTCGGCGACGAGTTATTCAATAGTATAGGAAGATAACCACAAATCTTCTCTGCTATAATCCTGTACCCAATTATCATTTTCGTCCTTTTTCCATGCAGGTTTCTTAGTGACACGATAATCAATAATCATACCAGATGCCACCGGATTATTCTCGTAGTCCTTTTTCTTAAGCTTGACACTAACGGTCTGACCGTCATAGAGTCTGTATAGCGAGAGTTTGGGTGTGAACTTAGTGTTAATACTAAGAATTATTGCCTTAGTAGGTTTGGTAGGATCAACAAGATCGATATATCCTAAGAACTCCTTTTGCGCTTCAATCTGAGTTAACACATCGAGTTCCTGGTCTGGCACCATATTGCACAGTTCAGATAATAACGCCATCATTCCCTCTGGATCAAAGCGATATTGTTTTTCAGTTTCAGATGCTGCGTGTTTCGCAACAATCTCAAGAGGAAGTTTGCACTTATCTTTCTTGATAATTTTCTTTCCGTAAAGCTGGTCGAACAACTCGACTATCTTGAGAAGTTTAAGACTTCCCGAAAATTCAGAAAAATAATTTAATTTTATCAGAATTTCACGCTGACGACTGTTTCCAGGGAACACTGCAAGCAAATCAACGAAAGAATTAAACTGTTTGTCTCTCAACTCATAAAGTTTCTCTGAAACATCCTCATTCATATATTTTAGACTTGCCAAACCTTTATATATACTATTCGTTTCTTTTTCTGTATTATAGTTTGCACGAGAGTGCCTGAACTTAATTGGCTTCAAAGTAACTCCAAAATGAGGCATCTCTGCGGTTAACTTGGCGGTTCTATCAAGGTCATCTCTGTATAGGGATAATGCCACCGAGAAATACTCATTTGGGAATTTGGCTTTTAAATATGCTCCATACAAACTATCAATTGCAACAGAAAGGCTATGAGAAGCGTTAAATGAATAATGCGCCGCATCTTCTACTACCTGCCACGTTTCGTTAAAGCCTTCTTCTCTACCAACGTTCTTAACCCAACCAGCACGAAGCTGACTCTTGAGTTCATTTAACTCCTCTTCCTTGAATTTCTTCTTTGCAATTTTCTTAATAATATCATATGTACCCTTTTCCTCTACTCCGAGCCAAACGAGATATTTCATAATTGACTCCTGATACATTAAGTAATGGAAGGAATCTTTAAGAATATCGTCGAGCTCTTTGACACCCGTTGTATAAGGCATCCTCTCTACGAAATTGTTAAGCAATGATGCAAATCCCGGTCGGATAGCAGCAACGTAAGCAGACAACTCGGATAGGTTTCTCGGCTTATACTTCTTCAGTATCTGCTTATCATAATCAGAGTCTGCCTGGTTAATTGTTGTCGTCAATCCCTTAGCATATACATCCCATACCTCATCATCGCAATTTGCAACGAGAGTATTGATGTCATCCATAGGCTTACCAAGAAGCTTATAAACATCACTAATAAGCTGATATACGGTTACGGTTAGATAGTCGTTCTTTAGGAACTTGTATACGTCACAGTTATAACCATCAAGGCAGCAACAAGTAACATCGCCGACCTTGACCAATCCAACCAGCTCAGAAATCTTGTCATT